AGTTTCTAACTCAACATATGACTTAAACTCTTTAGGGTCTAAGAATGCTTTGAGTGAGTATAAAGAATCATATACTTTCTCTAATGCTTCATCATCTTCAAGCAACTTACTAGGTGCATCAAAGTCAGATTTATCATAGTTACGATATCCTTCAACCTTACGAATCTTCAGTTTAAAATCAGCACCTTCCCAAAAATCGAATGGGTTGATTGGACTCTCATCTTCGAACTCAGGGTTCATTGACTCATTAATCTTATCCCAAATTTTCTTACCGAATTGATATAAGAATACTTTACCCTCATTAGCAGGATTGCCTGGATCTTTAACCACATAGATATTAGCAAAGTATTTTAATCTACGTTTTTGTTTTCTTGCTTGTTCCTTACCAGCATCAGTTCCATTGTTCCATAGAGTTGAGTTGTACTCACCTAGTGGATCTTTTTCACCGATAGATGTTAAAGAATTTTCGATATACCATCCACCTGGACCTTGGAAACCGTGGTCAAAGATTCTTACCCATGGTAAGTCTTCACCTGATGGCTCTGGTAGGAATCGAATAACAGCATAACCGTTACCCGACTTATCTACTTCTGGTTTCCACAGACGTTCATCTGCTCCACCCCAACCACCTGATTTGGTTTGTAGTTTTTCTGTTTCTTGGATTAGTTTTGAAAGAGAGGAACCTCTTGATTTTTTAAGACTAGCGAAATCGCCCATATTTGTATCTCCGTATTGTATTGTATTTTATTGTATTATTTTTGTTCACATTCAGATAGATTGCTCTATCCTTTTCATCATCTACACCTTTATTATACTCTCTTCTCACTCATAAGTAAAGTTTTCGAGCACAATTCTTTTATATTTTTTCTTATCCACTTGTAGTCTATTATGAAGGAAAGGTTTATATTTCCTCATCATATCCACAAAATCATTTAGTATATTATCTCTATATTTATACCACCCCTCAGAGTAGTTTACCAGATCGTCTAGTATAACCATTGTTTCTATACTGAGTTTACCTCTTGAGTATAGTCTGAATAGTATTGGGTGTTTATTATCAACCATCTTAAACACGTTGTTGAAGTTTTCTTCATACTCATTAATCACACCAACATCTTCTTTAAATGTGTACGACATTGACTCAATTACTTTCTGCCACTTCTTATAGTTTACTTGATTGTTCTCTTGCATTAGGTTGCCAATCCAAGAATCACTATTACGAGTGATGTTTGCTACGATGTAGTCAATGAATTCCTCATGCTTAAACTTCTTACTTGCTTTCTCGAAGAAGTATTTGTCTTTACGAACTTCATATGAGGTTGGACTTGCTTTTACCTTACCATTATACTTAAAGAAGTCATAATTCTTATTAGTGAAGTGTTGCTTAATAGCAAGATAGGTTTTGTATGTGTCAAATCCATTCATCGTTAGAATCAAATCGGCAACCTCGCAGTCTTCTCAAGGTAGTTTAAATCTTGTGCCTCAACCTTAATCTTTTCTTTGATTAAAGGGCATAGTAGTTTTGCTGTATCCTCAATTTCAAATTCATTCTCCTCACACCACCATACGACTGCATCCATATATGATATTCGTTTTGCTATTACAAGTTTCTCGACCATGTGTGAAAACTTTTCTCTATTTAATACTTCAATCATTTACTCTCCTTCATTTTAAATATAAAATTAACAACTACTCTATATTGGTTTTGTGTTGGAACACTACTTGAATGGAATTGGTTGCTATCAAACATAACAAATCGATTTTCCTTTGGTTGGACTCTGCCAACTAATTCCATATCATTAAAATTGAGTTTCTGATAGGTTTCTTTATAATTATCAAGTTCGTTGTACACCTCTTTATAAAAATGTGTATCACCGTCAGAATTGTTGATATATAATACGGCACTAGTCCAACCACCAACATTCATATCAACGTGTGGGATATGAACAACACCTTTTGCAATAGTCGTTAATAAATTTAATTTTATTCTTTTAACTTCAATTATAGAATATCCATTATTATTTAATATTCCATACAATTCTTCTAATAAAACTTCACACAAAGAAGAATTGAATTTTCCTTCAGACATAGCAAGATGTGTGTATTGAAAATCAAATAATTCCCGTTCTTTTGAAATTGATATTAATGAAACGTCTTCAGAAGTGTAACTTGAATTGGGTTGGAAGAACCAAGGGATTTGTTCAAAGTCTAATAATGTCGATTGCAATTCATAGAACTTTTCTTTTGGTATTGCATTGTCAATTACTATTTTGTCCATTATTATATTATACCCCAAAAGTGGTCAAAAGTAAAGTTAGAAGGGCATAAAACTTCGTGCCATGCCTTGAGGTGAGAACTTGTTAGACATGTTACCAACAGCACCATTCATATAATCAATTTGCTGTGTTAGTTGATGGATATGTTTCTCCATTGCTAGAGTAGTATTATTCATCGTGGTCATATCTCGATTGATAGATTCCATTGAATAAGTCATTTGATTCATATTCTGTCTGATTGAATGTAAATCATCAGAACCTTGTTTGAAAGATTCAGACCAAGATTCCATATGAGAACCAACTACTAATCCAGCATATACAATAACGGATGTTACTGCTAACTGGGATATTGCTGTGATGGTAGAACACCATTTAGAATGACACGTCATATAGTACCTTGATGTTAGATACTATATTTAGGTATTATTTAAACACAACCAGTCGGTTGAGGAAGTCCACCATATTTAGTAATAGGTTTCAATGGACCAGTCAACCATTCTTTGAATAGTTTACCTTTATCAATTCCTACATACTTAGCAAAAGTTCTAATTGGAGGAACACTTGAATTCTCATCGAAGTATTCTCTTGCCTTTTCAATTTGCATCACTTGAGATTCACTCAATGTAATATCATCTTCCTTTGCCATCTCGTGCATCACATCAAGTGACCACGTTGTTGGGTCAACTAAGTAACCATTTCCTGTTCTATCTAAGTTCATTTAATTCCTCTTGAGATTTAAGACCCTTTTTATAGTCTTGTGTTAGTCGCACACTTTCAGTTCCATCTCTATTATTCATAGGGTTGGTCATATTTCTTGTTACTTCTGAATTACCACAAAATGGTGGGCGATTACCCTTTGTTATTCCATTACTCATTTCTTTCTCCTACAAATGTTAATACCATCTTTTACTTTATAAACGAAGTGTTCTCCATTTGCTATAATATGTTCAACCAATCTCCATACTGGATTTTCATCAGTTCCGTAATTTACTTTATACATTATTTATATCTCCTTTTTAATATTAACCAACCTTTATAGTAGGGTTATTCCCCACCATACTTATATTATACTATAAAACTACTCAAAAGTCAATAAAAAATAAATATGATTACAAAAGGAGAAAATAATGGATATATTATTATTAATTGTGTTATTAACAATCGTTATAGGTGGTAGTGCTTATGCGACTTACTTAAAGAACACACTAAAAAGGAGATAGATATGGAAACAATAATAAATTTATTAATTGACTTCTGGCAATTCACGGTGGTGGGTGTATTAGTTATTATAGGTGCACTGATTAACTTTTTCGATAAAGACTTTACTTCTGGTATGTCATTTAAGATTAAAGAGATGCCTCATATGAAACCAATCTCAATACCAACAAAAGGTAAAGGGTTCTGGGGTGCTATATGGATGTGGTTAATGGGAACTCGTACTTGGGAAATCGTTAAAGACTTTCATTTTAATATTGATGGTAAAGATTATATAGTTCCTAAAGGTTTTGTATTTGATGGTGCTTCTATTCCTAAGTTTTTACATACTTGGTTAAGTCCAGTTGGTGTATTGCTTATGGGTGGTTTAGTGCACGACTATGCTTATAAGTACACTGTTCTTTTACAGAAGAATAAAAAAGAATCTGGTCACGTTATGACACAGAAACAAGCAGACCAAACGTTCCGTGATATCAATATCGAAGTGAATGGGTTCAGACTACTTAACAACCTTGCATACTATGCATTACGTTTGGGTGGATTCGTTGCTTGGAATGGTCATCGTAAAGTTGGTGCTGATTGGAAAGAGTCAGTATAATTACTTAGTAGTGGGACGATATACTCCGTCCCAGTCTTTCTTAACTTTCATACCTTTGCAACGTTCTATCCATATATCATAGAACCCATCTAACTGTCCGTCAAAATACCCTTTGAGACTTTCGCACATTTTAGTAGCACCTTTAAAGTTTTGTTCAAAGTACATACGCATCATATCATCGTGGTCAAACTTCCTGCCCCATACTCCCTCAACAACCGTATAGATATCTACCCCTTTAGTTTTACCTTTAACAGCAATACAATCTAATTGTAATGTAGTAAAGTTGAAATCAGTTGCTATTGCATCAGCAGTATTCTCGCCAATGATAATATCAACCCCATACGTTTTAGTTTGCCCTTCAATTCTAGCACCCAGATTAACACCATCACCCAAACAAGTGTAATCAAATCGTTGGTCAGATCCCATATTACCTACAACAACCGTGTCAGTATTAATACCTAAACCCATAGCAAATGGTGGATGACCTTCAGCAGTTATCTCTTCATTGAATACTTTTAAATCATTAATCATATCAAGACCAGTTCTAACTGCGTTGTATGCGTGATGTTCATCGTCCACTGGTGCATTCCAAAATGCCATTTGAGCATCACCGATATACTTATCAACTGTGCCATCATTATCAATAATACGTTTAGTCATCGCAGTCATATAACGATTCATAATGGATGTTAATCCTTGAACATCATCACCGTAGTGTTCAGAGATAGCAGTAAACCCTCTAACATCAGTAAACATAATTGATAGTTCTTTACTCTCACCACCAAGTTGTAATAGTTCTGGGTTCTTCTGTAACTTTTCTACAAGTGCAGGACTAAGATATGTACCAAACTGTTTCTTAATTTGTTGCTTTAATAAGAACTCTAACATAAACTTAGCAAAGGCACTATGTAATGTAACGATTAATATAGTTGCCAATAACCACGAAGCATCTATTAAGTACAAGTAATTAGTATAAGCATATTCCGTTCCGTAGATGACACCACCGACGACGACTGCGACGGGAACGGACATCCACATAACGGGTATGAATCTAAACAATACAATAATGGTAAACCCGATTAAAAAGGTTGTAATTAGTTCCCCAAAGTCTGCAAAGTCTGGTCTGACTGGTGTGACTCCGTCGATGATAGACTGTAATAGATGTGCCTGGAGTTCGTGGTTGCCGACTGTACCCACTCCAGTTGCTACTGAAGATGCAAGTCCTTCTGCAGTTAAACCAACTATAACTATCTTATCAGCAAACACAGAGTAGTCTAGTTCCTCAGTTAATTCATAATGAGTAAATTCATTTGCCCAATTAATCCATACACGTGAATATGTGTCAGTGTATATCGTATCATAGTTAGGAACACGTACAGCGATTACACCAGACTCACCTATCTTTGCTTGGTATAAATCATCTTCAGCATACACTCTTAATGTTTCAAGTGCTAGACTTGGATACATTTCTTTACCAACCCTAGTCAGCATAGGAATACGTCTAGTCACACCGTCAATCTCAGGCATAGTAGATACAACACCAACACCTGCTAAGTTATTATTAATAGAATCGATGTTGGATACCATACCTTGATATTCTGGAATCCAATTTAGAATATCATCTGGGTCGCCACCTACAATAGCAACACTTGCTTCTTTACCTTTAGTGTCTAATGCTTTTGTACTCGCTACTTGAGTTCCTAGTACCAACTTATCTGATATTACTTTAGCAAACGTTTCATCACCACCAAGTCTATCTTCTTCGGCAAATAATAAATTGAGAGTTATTATACCCGCACCATTCACCCATAACCTATTAACAATCTTTGCTACTTCATCACGTTTCCAAGGCCACTGTCCTTTATCTTTTAATGCTTGTTCACCTATGTCTAATAAGACAATACTTTGGGATTCTACTTTAGGGGATTGAGCAATTGTGTAGTCAAATGATTTAAGTCTAGCAGTTTCAACAAAGAATCCGTCTTCATATCGAACGAATGTCATTAATAAAACTGTTAGTATTGCCCACCAAGGGTTTAGTAATCTTTTCATAATTTAGTTCTGTGTTATGTCAAAAAATGATGTAGGATTATCTCCTGTTTCGATAAAGAGTTCTTGACCTTGGTCTAAGTAAATCTCATAATCATAATCAGCATCCATCTTTATATCTATATAGTCTCCAACTTGCCGAATGATTCTGACTTGGGTCTCAGATATAATTGTATTAACTTGAGTTACTTTATTAAAACCAGAAGTCCTTCCGTCAATATGGTCAGTGATGTTATCTAAAGGGTTATAGAGTAAATCAACATCGAGTTCATTTATATCTAACTCATTAAAATCTAATACTGGTATATCCAACTCATTAAAGTCTAACGGATTAAAGTCAAGAGGATTATCACCATTATCTATTTCTTTAGGTTTCTCAACAAGTAGCATATTATTAATTTGACTTTCATTTAGTTCTAATAGCACTGGTGGTGATGGAGTCATTTCTAAAGACTTAGTAGCAGTTGCCTGAAATGCTTGATTAAGAATAACTTGACCCATACCAGTGGAAACTGCTATTTCACCAACAGTTCCATCGGCATTAGGCAATAGAATAATAAGGGATTGTCCTAGTTCGTCAACGGTCATAGAGAATGCTGTACCACGTACTGCGATATTAGCAGACGGTGTACTTATCTTTACTCGTTTACGATTACGTTTCGCAATCAAACCAGAAGCATAACGTACTGTTCCGAGTGTTGCTTTTAATGACAATGCACCTTTGCCAGTCTTGGCATCATATATAAATGAATCGATTATTAAACTTGAGTTCTTAGATATCTTAACCTTAGTCGAGTCTTCAAACGTGATACCAATCTTGCCACTGCCAGTTCGTATATCATCAAGTTGTTCTACACCAAGTTTAGATTCAGTGACGAACTTATCTTTACCACGGTTAATTTCACCAATACCTTCATGTGTAGTTATATTACCGATACTCCCAAATACATTGAGAGAAAGTAATAAACTACTGCTGAGTAACAGTAACCGTATGCCCATCACCAGTAGTAGTTAAATCCAATACATTATTATTAGTACCACCAGTCTGCGTAATAGTGAAGCCACTCGTGCCACCAGTGTGGTTAAGTTTAAACACATTAGATGTCAACGTACCTGTTTGGTCAAGTGTTACAGTATTTGTACTACCAGTAATATCTAAATCAACTGATGAATTGGTTAAACCATCACTACCAGAATCTAAATCCATGTCAATTGTGTTTGTGCTTCCAGTTACATCAATTGCTAAATTCAATCCACCTGCATCAGTTACTAAACCAACATCAACAGTCAAGTCATTCGACGAACCATCTAATGTTATATTAGTATCTACGTCTTCACAATTACCAGCACCTGCTGTTGTACTTGATGTACATACATTTAACGCAATGTCATTTGATGAACCTGTAACAGCAATCACTGTATCGGAATCATCACCAGCAACAACACCAGTTAATGTATTCGTACTACCTGTTTGGTCTACGTTAAATGTCATCGTATCACCTTTCAAAGTGAAGTCTGTTACTGATGTACCGATAGTATTACCACCACCATCTTGTACAATAGTTGCACTTAACGTATCACCAGTTTGGTCGATGTATAACTTATTGTCAGCACCGTATGATATAAATGTCATCAAACTCATAACAAAGAATGCGATAAACTTATTCATCTTATTCTCCTCTTTTAAATTTCCATAAGTCTTTTTTATTTCCCTTATGGATTAAACTAACAATCGTTTTATCAATTGCTCTCTTTACTGCGAATGTTACTGGTTCGTTCTTTGTCGCACCAGATTCTAATTCTACAAGTTCTGTCCCCAAATCTACAAATCTAAATATGTTCCCATCAACAGACTTGCTATAAATTATATTCGATTCCGTTGATGATAATAATACTTCGCCAGTAGCAATTGAAGTCAACCTCAAAG